TCAGATCAGCAGCGAGCGGGCGCCGCGGTAGGGGTTGGCAAATGGCAGGTCGTCATCAAAATCAGGCGGTGCGGCCTGCTGGCTGCGCTGCGGCTGGCCTTGACGCTGTTGCTGCGGCTGGCCCTGCTGCTGATCGTCGCGCGGCTCAAACAGGGCAAGCCAGATTGAGCCGTCTTCGTCGACCTTGCAGCCGGCCGGATTGAAGAAGGCGTCCATCTTCATACGGAAGCCCTTGTCGGTCTGGATGACCGCGCCGACCTTCCGACTGATGTACTTGGTCTCGCCGTTCTTCTCGTACTTTCCAACCGTGGCTACCACGTCGTATTTGTGTTTTGCCATTATTGCTGCGCTCCGCTTGCGTCATTGACCACTTCAAAATCTCCATCGAATACGTACTCGTTACCCTGCGGCAGCCCAGCCTCTGCGGCCTCGTCCAGGGTGACGGCGCGCTGAATCTCGACCGACACTGGCAGGTACTTGAAGAGGCGGCGGATAACCGTCTTCTTCGCCATTTCCTCCCAGTGGCTGACCCACGGGCCAGACTTGCCGGCCTTGCTCTGTGCGCGGACGGCCTCGACTTGGGCCTTGCTCATCACCTCAAACTGGACGCCGCCGCCCTGTAGTCGAGCAACCGCATAGACGTGGGTGATCTCGCCGGCGTGCTCGCCTTCGAACGGCTTGTGCGTCAGGTCTTCGTGCAGGCCAAGCTGATAATCGAACTCGTCGTGTTCGCGCACGGTGCGCGCCGACAGGCTCACGATCTGCCCGGATCGGCGTGCCAGGTCGATCATGCCGCGATAGCCGATGATCAGCTGCACCTGGTTCCCGTAGGGCAGCAGGTAGGCGTGACCGAGAGAGTTGCCCGGCTCCAGGCCCAGCTGGGCGCATTGGATGACCGAGCCGAGGAAGCTGTGCTGATCGCACTTGACCAGCGCCGGGGTCTTCCGGATCTCGGTAGTGACGATCCGCGCCATCCGCTCAGCCGTCATGTGCTTTGGCAGCGCCGCGGCGAATTGCGCCTTCATCTTCGGGCTGGCAAGCATTGCGGCCAGGCTGTCGGCTGGGCTACGTGGCTTGACCTGCTGGCCGGTGGCTTGCTGCATGTCCTTCTGCGAGAAGGGTGCGACGTTCTCAGTGCTCATCTTCGATCCTTGGCCCAGTAGGGCAGCGAGAGGGTTTCCACGCCAGACCATTCACCGGTGCGGATGCAGTCGGCGTAGGTGGCCATGTCCTCGATGTAGGTGTCTCGACCGATCGACTTGGCTTCGTGGTCGAGTGTGAAAAGGCGCACCGGGTACTTCCCGCACTCGATGCTTGTGCTGACGACCAGGAACACGAACGCGGCCGGCTGCTCGCCAAAGTGCGCTGCGTAGCCGTCGCAGTAGAACGGGTCCTGGACGTGATAGCGGTACTCGTAGACGGAGCGGGCGAACTTCTCCATGTCGCCAGTCGTCTTCACGTCGGCGATCCAGCCGAGCGAGGTGATTGTCTTGTCAGGTCGGCAGCGAGCCAGGAGACCCGTCGTCTGCTCTTTCCAGTAAATGCTGGCCTCTGCATCGCCCTCGGCCTCAATCAGCCAGCGTGCGTGCGGATGGGCCATCACGCTCTCGCGGATCAGCATCACCTTCCGGCCTTCGTCGGCGGTTAGGACAGTCTGGCCATTCAGCCCGGCCTCGAACTCCTCCCATTTTTCTTTGCCGGCCTTGGTGTTGCGCGGCGCGTCGGCCGGCCCGATGGCGTACTGCTCAGCGAACCTGTGCGGCTCAAGCAGGATGGCGTGCACTGCGTCGCCGATGTTTAGCGCTGACTTCTTCTCCTCGTCCTCTGGAGCGGCCTTGCTCCACTGGTACAGCGCGGGGCTCTTGTGGATCAGGTCAAGCTGCGACTTCGAAACGCCTGGCCCGCCGTGGTAGGCCTCGTTGCTGAGGTCGCGGTAGTAGCCTGGCGTGATCGCCTCGACTGGAGCGTTCATGCTCAACCTCCGAAAAGTTTGTAGATCGCCGCCTCACCGATTAGGCCGACAACCAGGGTTGCGGAAAGGACGCCGAAGCCGGTAAGGGCCCACCAAGCAGCGGCGAATGAGTGGCCTGTGGGGGTGTCGTCGTGGGGGCCGGTGTCGTAGGGGATGGGGAGGGTGCGGTTCATGCCCAAATCTCCTTTCGCTCGATAACGCGCTTTGTCCTAATGCTGCGGCGCTGATGCTCCCCGCAATGTGCGCACTTGCGTGCGTTGCGATTGATGGCAATCCAGTTGTGTTCGTACTTCCAGAACAGGCAGCGGCCGACGCGTAGGTAGTTCTCCCAGAACCAGTCGGTAATCTCGATCCACTCGTCCACGTGGTGGGCTGGGCTACCGACGGCTGGCAGCATCTGCCGCAGTACATTCTGTTCCCGTCGATCCTTGACCTTGCGCTTAACCGCAAATGGCCAGAATCCAAATACCAGACCTACATGGGCGCCTTTGACGAAGGCGTAAATCAGGAGTGGCCAGAATGACCGTGCTTGAGAAGGTCTATGCCTCTGGCGGCGACACCATCCTCTATACGCTTGAGCTGACATGCGAGGCATGGGCAGAGCCGATCCTGCTGGCCGAAGGGTTCGAGGATCAGCACTGCATCACCGAGGACGGCCGGCAGCTGACGTTCAAGGCGTCGGGCATTGGCCTGTCGCTGCCGAAGAAGACCAGCAGCGGCGCGCAGAACCTAAGTTTCGCGATCGATAACGTCACAGGGGAGGCCCAGGCAAAGATCGACGCGGCGCTTGAGGCGGAGAAGAAGGTGTTCCTGACCTTCAGGACCTACCTCGCCAGCGATCTAACGGCGCCGTCCGATCAGGTTTATCGCGCGACAGTGCTGAGCGGCAAGATCAAGGGTTCAACCGTGCAGGTGACGGCTGGCTTCTTCGACCTCATCAACACGGCGTTCCCGCGCGACCTCTACACCGTCAACTTCGCCCCCGGCATTCGTTACCTATGACCTGGCTCGACAAATACCTCTCGTCCTCATATCGGGACGGGGGACGCGACCTGCCGTTCGTGGATTGTTACGGCCTGGTGCGCCTGGTGCGTGAGGAAGTGTTCGGGAAGGGCGACCTGCCGTCGTTCGGGCATGTGCGCAACACCATGCCCGCCGAGTTCACGCGCTGCGTCAAGCAAGCGGCGACGGAGTTCGATGAGTGCCGGCCTGGGCCCGGCGCTATCGCCACAGTCTGGCGCGGGCGCATCTGCGTGCATATCGCAATCGTCGTCGAGATCGACGGCCGCCTGGCTGTGCTCGACACCGGCAGCAAGACAGGCCCGAGCTGGTCGACCGTGGCCAGGTTCGAATCCCGCTTCGCACGGGTCGTCTACTACAGGGAAAAACCATGATTCGGATTTATCCGTCCAAGCTCGAAGGTGAGCCGCTGGAGAAGCATCGCATCGGCTCGGCGATGACCATCGGCGCCTGGCTGCGCGCGAACGTCCCGTCATACAGCGAGCGCGACGTTCACCCGATCAGCTTCGAGGTGAATGGCGCCCTGGTGCCGTCCGGGGAGTGGGATAGCTTCGTCATCGCGCCGGACGATTTGGTGGATATCACGCCTGAGCCGAAAGAGCCGATCAGCGCGACCGCGATGCTCGTCTATGCGGCCGTCGCAGTGGCGGCCGCGGTGCTCGTCGTCGCGCTAATGCCCAAGCCGCAGACGAAAGGCGGCGGCGGAGTGGGGCGCGGCGATGCGCTCAACGAGGCCTCGGCCAAGGGCAACAAGGTCCGAATCAACGACCCAATTCGAGAGGTTGCAGGCAAGCGGCGTGTGTACCCCGATTACCTGTTGCCGCCGCATCGCTTCTTCTCGGCCCCGCGAGATCAGTGGGTGGAAATGTTGCTGTGCATCGGCAAGGGCAAATTCGAAATCCCGGCCAGCCGCATCCTGGTCGGCGATACTCCGCTGATTTCCCTCGGCAGCGACGCGGAATATTCGATTTACCAGCCCGGCCAATCGCTGGCGGGCGAGAGCGCCGCAGAGTGGTGGCACTCGGCTGACGAAGTGGGCGCGACCTCGACCGGCTCCGCAGCCCTCGAGCTGACGGCGACCTACGCCGTCGACCCCGAGCCTACGGCCACCAGCTACATCTTCAGCGGCGACACCATCACTATCCCGTCCGGTGCCGGCTCGTTCCCGGCCGGATGGGCGCCGGGCATGATCGTCCGCATCGAGGCGCCGCGACCCTTTACCGTCATCGACGGCGGGGCGGATCGAGACATCATCGAAGGCAGCTTCGCCTGGATGGCGCCGTTTGCGGGCATGGTCATTGAGGTGGCTGGCGACTATGCCGGTTCGTTCGTGGTGCACAGCTACACACCCGGCGTCGATGCGCCGGATGAGATGACCCTGAACTATCCGGACGGCTCGCCCGTGACCGCACTACCGGCCGGGACTGCGAGCCTGAGCGTGGGCTATGCCGGCCTGCGCTATCGCATCGTCGCGGCCGGCACGTCGGCCATCTCGGTTGAGCGACTGACCGATACCGGCGCGCCTGATCCGGTTGCATGGCTGGGATTCGATGACTTCAATAGCGCTGATGCAGTGATCACGCTTGACGCATCCACGCAGGAAGGCGACTGGACCGGGCCGTTTATGGCCTGCCCGCCGAACGAGGTGGCCAGCCATATCGAGTGGGACGTGATGTTCCCCGGCGGCCTGTGCGGCGTCGACAAGAAGGGGCGCAAATACTCGATATCCGTAACCGTCGAAATGCAGTACCGCGACGCCGCGGTAGCGGGTGCCTGGACGTCGGTCTGGAAAACCTACAGTGGCGCGCAGGTCGATCAGCTCGGATACACCGAATCGCTGACGCTGCCGAGCATGATGCGCCCCGAAGTGCGGCTGAGGCGCATCGGCGCGAAATCTGACAGCACGCAGATCATCGATGGCGTCGAGTGGTACGGGCTGCGCGCCAAGTTGCAGGCGCCGACCGCATACGAGGGCGTCACGGTGATGGCCGTGCGCGTCAAGGGCGGCAACCGCTTGGCCGCACAGTCAGAGCAGCTGATTTCCGCTGAGGTCACGCGCGTGCTGCCTGTTCGAACAGGTGACGGCGCATGGGATGTCGAGACGCCGACGCGCGATATCGTGCCGTTCGTGGCCTACGTTGCACGATCCATCGGCTATACCGATGACGACCTGGATTTCGCCGAACTGGATCGCCTCGGAGCCCTATGGGCGCAGCGCGGCGACCGCTTTGACATGGCCTACGAGTCCGCGTCCACGGTCAAGCAGATCATCGGTCATGCCCTAAAAGCCGGCTTTGCCGACCTGACTATCGAGCGCGGGCGCTTGTCTGCTGCTCGTGATGAGCCGCGCGACACGCCGGAACAGACCTTCGCGCCGAAAACTGACATGTACACGCCACAGAACATGACAGAAGAGCTGGAGCGCGACTTCTCCGCCGTAGGCCCGGACGACTTCGACGGCGTGGATGTGGAATACGTCGACGAAAACACCTGGGCGGTGGAGACCGTTGAGTGCCGCCTGCCGGGCGATATCGGGCGCAAGGTCGAGAAGCTTACGGCAGAGGGCATCACTAGCAGGACGCGCGCTTGGCGCCTCGGCATGCGTCAGCGGATGGCGCACAAATACCGGCGCTGGTCGTATCGCTGGGGCACCGAGCTTGACGCGCTGAACTCGGGCTTTATGTCGTTCTGCCGGGTCGCTGATGACGTGCCGGGCTACGGCCAGAGCGCGCTCATGCTCAGCTACGACAGCGGCATCATCGAGTCGTCAGAGCCGTTCGACTGGTCGGCCGGTGGCGCGCATGTGGTCGGTATTCGCCGTCCCGATGGCACGCTCTCCGGGCCGTATGCAGCGACACGCATTGATGACTATCGGCTGTCGATCACTGGCCTGGACTTTGAGCCAGACACGTCGTGGAGCATCGAGCCGCCGCACCTTCTATTCGGCCCGGTCAATCGCTGGAGCTATCCGGCGCTGATCACGTCGATCAGCCCGAGCGGGACTGATGGCGCATCGGTCGAGGCGGTCAACTACGACCCGCGCGTCTACAGCTACGACAACGCCACCCCGCCAGCCTAACAACTAGCCAACACATACCGGACACGGCCCGCAAGGACGCCGTGCGATTTCGTTCGCCTGGAGTAAACGCATGACTTTCAACACCGGAAACCCTGTTGGCTCGACCGACGCGCGGGATCTGCACGACAACGCTCAGAATCTGGACAGATTTGCAAACGGGGACGAGCCGGAGTACCTCGATCGGATTGGACGTCCGCGCAAAAGCCTGGCTGGCATTCGTGCGGAGGTTACGGAGGCTCTGTCCAACCTCGGCTATCAGGTCATCGGAGATTATGCTGCCGGCCTCGTCGTGCAGAACTACGGTCAGGTCTTCCGCAAAGACGGCGAGTTCTACCGGGCTAAGGCTGATCTGACGCTGCCGTACCCGCTGGATGGCGATTGGGCAGTTGATGCGCCAAAATTCGTATCGGTTGGCGATGCGGTTCTGCGCGATGATCTCTCGATCATCAGTGTCCGCGCATATACCGGCGCGCCAGACGGAGTGACCAGCAACCAGTCTGGCATAGAAGAAGCGGTCGCAGCTGCCTACGCATCAGGCGCAGAACTTTACTGGCCTGCCGGCACATACGTCTCTACGTCAAACATCCCAAATTTTCACGATGTTCGTCACATTGGAAGCGGAGTGATCAAGCGCGGCGACCAAACTTTCAAGATAGCGCGTCGAGGTAGCCAGCTGAACGCGCTATTTGTGGCCACTTCTGGCGCATCGGGAAATGATGGTCTCACTGCTGACCTTCCTCTTCCATCTATCCAAGCATCTGTGGATGTCCTAGAAAGCCTGGGGCCAAATTTGGATGGTCAGTGGGACGTACATATAGCCGCTGGCGTATATCAGGAAGCGGTCGCTAGTGCCGGATCGCTGTACTCAAAGAACTACATTAACTTTCGCGGGCCTGACGTGGCTGGCGGGACTCCAACCGCAATACTCGACGGCAACTCAAAGACCTTATTGACTGGGTTGAGCTTGGGTCCAAAGTGGAGGTTTCGCTGTTACGACTTACTTGCTAGAAATTATGCTTACGCAGGATTACAGGCTTTTATCCAATGCATAGCAGCGTTCTACAACTGTCACACGTCAGGCTGTGCAGAGGTTGGCTTAAACTCAGAAATTCTAAACCGAGTTTGGGTCTACGGAGGAAGCCATAGCAACAACGACAAGCACGGGGTCCGCTTCTATTCGCAAACTACAGGCCAGTTCAATCGTGATCCGCGCACCGGACTAGGAACGGTATGCAGCAACAACGGTCAGCTTGGGGTTCAGATTCGTGAGCAGAGTAACGTCCGAGCCGATTACCTGCAGGCGAGCGGGAACTCCCTGGCCCAAGTCCAGGTAGAGGGGGCCTCGCGCATCCATCTTGTATCCACTGCACTGGACAACGGTGTTGGGGTTATCGCCACTCGCGGCGGTAATTTTCTAGATGATGGGGTGACATACGGCGCAGGGATTACCGATCGGGTAAAACAGCAGTCTGGCGGTTTCGAACTAAGATGGTCTTCCTCCAAGGCTGAGCACGCCGTATCGCTGAGCACGGACCGTATAACCCACACAGGATCAACCTCCCTTACCAATAAATTTACCGGGTTCACCCTTCCCGCGATGTGGTTTGACAGTGGCAAGTCAATAGAGATTGAGATTGTCGGGCAATGGTCAACGAGTACGGGGAACACCGGCACTGTATCAATCTACGCAGGATCGTCTTTGTTGACGGCTCATACCAGTGCTGCTGGCTCTACATCAACGTTCAGCATCCGAGCGACAATTCAGGCACGAGGGCTCACAGCACAGCAGGTGCAGATGATCGGGGTCGATAACAACCGAACTCCGGTGGGCCTTAGCTCGGCAAGGACCATCGACATGAGCGCTGCATCGACCCTGCGCGTTCAGGCACAGCTCACCTCGGCGACTGACTCTATCCACATCGACTACATCAAGATTAGGACTGTCGGTTAAGTCTAACAGCCCCGCCAGCCGGGGCTTTTTTACGCCTGGAGTTCACATGCACACATCACAGAGGGGGCTTGACCTGATCAAGTCTTTCGAGGGGCTGCGCCTGACTGCATATCGCTGTCCAGCCGATATCCCAACCATCGGCTACGGCACCACGGCCGGCGTGAAGATGGGCGACACGATCACGAAAGAGCGCGCCGAGGAATTGCTGCGTGAGGACGTGAAGCGATTCGAAGGCTATATCGATCGACTGGTCAAGGTGCCGCTGACGCAGGGCCAATGGGACGCGCTGTCGAGCTTCGTCTACAACCTCGGGCCGGGCGCGTTGGAGAAATCCACGCTGCTGCGGCTGCTGAATGCGGGCGACTACTCCGGCGCCGCCGCCCAATTCGACCGCTGGGTCTACGCCTCGGGCAAGAAGCTGTCCGGGCTCGTCAAACGCCGCGCGGCTGAGCGGGCACTCTTCGAAGGGAAAACACCATGCGCCTGATCATTGCCGCCTGCCTGCTGCTCACCCTGCAAGGCTGCGCCGCCTCGCTCGCCTCCTACTACTGCGGCAAGCCCGCCGTAGACCGTGCGGCCTATCGCGCCGTGATGGATACCCGGACAGCCCCGCATCGCGTGAGGGTCGAATGCTATGAGTGAAGCATGGTTCTCCGGCGCGCTTGACCTGCGCGCCTACAAGCCCGGCGAGTGGGTGCTACTGGAGCCGTTCCGGTATCACGCACGCGACGGCCTGGAGTTCACCGTGCCGCGCTGGTTCGTCACCGATCTGGCCTCGATACCGTGGCTGGTTGATCCGCTGTTTGACGGTCTGGATCATCGCGCCGCTGGCGTTGTGCATGACTGGCTTTACTGCAGTCAGCAGGTCAGCCGAGCTGAAGCCGATGAGCTTTTTCGCGAGATGCTGGAAACCCTCGGCGTCGGCGTCATCAAGCGGAACCTGATGTACTCCGGGCTGCGCGTGGGCGGCTGGTATCGGTACAACCAGTGCCAAGGCGGGCCGAAGGGCGAGGACTTCGCCTGGGAGTTCATGACCTCGGCAGAGCGTGAGGCGTACCGGATCAGGTTTATCGAGAAGGGGGATTGGGTTGCCCGGACGGGCTGAGATAGGGGAAATTCCTTCCCCAAAACGAAAACGCAAGTGTTTGATTCTATTGGCGCGGGAGATTGCGCAAAAGAGCTGATTTCTGGGCGTGAAAACTTGCCGAAAGCCGCGCGGCACTAGGCGTTGAGCCTTATCCGTGCGGCGTCCCAGGCTTTGATTCCGTATAGGCGCAACCGCTGATCAGCTTCGGACATAGGGCAACTCTCCAAGACTCCTGCAATACTGGACGGCGGATTATGCCACGCCTCGTCTGCCGATGGAGGCGGAGCGTGGCGTTGTTGCCCGCATCGTCCTTGGGGCGGCGTCTGGGTGTTCGTAGCTCAGTCTCGTCCCGTTGCGCCCAGGGCATGCTGGATCGCCTGCACATCCTGAGGCCGCACCACACGCCCCAGCTCCTGGCCTCTGTCCAACAGAATCAGCGTAGGCCACAACTTGACCCGGAATGAGCGTCCGAGCGGTCGGCCCGGGCCGTCTTCTATCTTCAGATGGCGGATGCCCGAGCGGTCGGTCAGCGCCTTGCCAATCAGCAGCTGGGCGGCGCGGCAGTGGCCACACCAGGCGGTGCCGAATTCCAGCAGCACGGGGCCTTCCAGCGCGTCCACCTCGGCGCGGCTCGGTTCAATGTTCGCGTAGTGTTCGGTCATTTCCAC